GGTATAGGTTCCGTATTATCTGTTAATACAAGTGCAGCTGCAATTTACGGTGATAGTTATGTCAATATTCCTTCAACAAGACTTAACTTTAGTTTATCTGCTGAAGTTGGTGGTGGAAGTGGTAGTGTCTCAGAAGTAGTTGAAAATATACCTTCATTTGAGATTTCATCCAGACAGTTTGATGATACAGCCATACTTGGTGTATTCGGATTACGTCAATCGGTATTCTCTCCTGATACAATCGCGCTTGATTACGTTTTACGTGAGAGCTTCGTAGGATCGCTTGATTTTAACAGACAAATTAACACTGAAAACGGTGGGCCTGCTACTAGCTTCTTCTTAGAGCAAGTTGACGAATCATCGTTAAATGCTACCGTATTAGTTAACCCGTTTATTTCAAATAGAAATCAAACAACATGGCTTGGTGTTGACGGTACACCTCGTAAGAAAGCTCGTTTTCTTAGCAGATCGGCTCTCAATCCTTTAGCTAACGAAACAGCTGATGAGTATGAAACAAGAGTTGGTGCACCGGTTGCACAAGTTCAAGGATTTTATGAGTTTCTTGGTGGTACAGACGCTCTAATTGCATTAGGTGATTATAGCAACCAAGACTTATCTACAAAAGAGATTGGTAACTTACCTACAAAACTTCAAGTAGCTCTTGATAAGGTTAACAATTCGGATTTATTTCCGATTAATATTGCTTTAGAAGCCGGTCTGGGTACAGTTTACGTTAATTCGTTTAATCCACGTACACTTGGCTATTTTGATGATAGCATACCGTACGATTCAATGACAAGCTCTCTCACAGCACAAAATGGTCTATCAGTACCAACAGCTATTTCACAGTACAACGGTGTAGCTAATGCATTCTTAACATTAATTGATAACCGTAAAGATCTTATCTTTATCGCAGATCCTTTAACAAACATATTTGTACAGGGTTCAAATGTAAAGACATTAGATGTTCCTACAAATACATTTGCTGGCAATATTTATTGGCCGTTAAGGAATCAATTTGCTTCGCTAAATACGAGTTATGCTTGCACATTTGCTAATTGTGTTAAGGTATCAGATGTTGCCTCATCTCAAGAAGTATGGGTACCGTTCTCAGGCTTTGCAGCTGCAGCAATGGCTAATACTGATAGTAATTACCAGCCATGGTATGCACCTGCAGGTTTTACCCGCGGTATTCTTGCTGGAGCTAATGATATTGCAATTTATCCTAAACAGAAGCAACGTGATCAGCTTTATAAAGCTAATTTAAATCCTGTTACATTCTTCCCTGCTGAGGGATTTGTAATTTTCGGTCAAAAGACACTGCAGAAGAAGCCTAGTGCATTTGATAGGATCAATGTACGCAGACTCTTCTTGAGTCTTGAAACTTCAACAAGAGATACTGTTAAATACTTTGTATTTGAGCCAAATACACTTTTTACACGTACTCAAGTATTGAATAGCATCACACCTATTTTTGATAATGCTAAGAATACACAAGGTATATATGATTATCTAATTATTTGTGATGAAAGAAACAATACACCCACAGTTATTGATGATAATACGTTGATTATTGACATATATATCAAGCCAGTTCGCACTGCTGAATATATTCTTTGTAATTTTTATGCAACAAGAACAGGAACAAGCTTCCAGGAGATTATCTCGTAAGAGTAATAAGGAATAAATAATTTTATGGCAGATGTAAATCAACTTATTACCGACTTTTACAGAGTAGCTTCTACTCGCGAGTTCGCTCGTGATTTTAACTTTAGAGTGCTCTCAATTAATACCGGCGGAGCAAGCACAGTAACATTTGATGAAAATGATTTAGTATATGTAAAAACAGCCTCACTACCTGAAAGATCTATTACAAATATTGCTGTACCTTACATGGGATTAAACTTTAATTTACCCGGCAATGCAACCTATCCAGGCAGTGAAGCTTATGCATTAACGTTCTATGCCGATGCTAATTCACAACTTCGTCAGAAATTCGAACAATGGTCAACAGATATTTTTGATGATTCAAATTCTACTGGTAATTACTTTGCTCCTAAGCAGACTGCCATTATCGATCTCGTTCAGCTCGACAATCAAATGAACAAACAATCACAGTATCAACTAGTTGGTGCATCGGTTAGAAGTGTTGGACCCCTGCAGTATAATATTGCCACAGGAACAGGCGAGACAATTGAATTTACCGCCACAGTTTCGTATCACTACTGGAGAAAAATCTCTTAAATCTACTCAGTTAACTAAATAATTAAGTGAATAACCCGTTTACGAGTGCACTTAATGGTTTAGGACAAAACTTTACAGGGCTTGCTACAGGTAATAATCCATTATTCGCTCCTCAAGTAACTAATCTTTTCGGTTTTAATATCCCCGGTGTTCCGATTGTAAGTGTAAGGGATTATTTTCTCTTTCAAATGGAATCGTGGTTTACAGCGATTCCCAATTCATCTCAATGGATAGTTGTTATAGATGCATATCCCCGCGCTCTTAGAACCAATATTATTCAAGGATTAGAAAGAACAGATGGTTCTAAGAAAGGATTTAATATTGATTCTGCTGTTAATATTTTAAATAGTTTTCCTTTACAAAAAGTTATTGGTTGTTTATTTGCACATGCAATAACAGTACCTACTGAACAGTATGAAGTAATGTCCGCCTCTGTACCTAATAATAGAGGATTTTTACCCGGTATTTTAGGTGGAGGGAGAACAACCGAACCGCCCGCACTAGTTATTGATTTTAGAGAAACAAATACATCATTTATTGATTTTGTTATTAGACCGTGGGTTATTTTAGGATCGCATTATGGTATGACAGCACGCCCTGGTGACACAGGTAGCTCCAAAGACCTTAAAAATATGAAAGTAAACATGACTTTACTTGAATATACAAGAACCTTACACAGCATCTCAATGATACCTAGAAAAGTATTTAACTTTTACAATTGCGTGCCTTATCAAGTATCTGAACAGTCTTTAGATTATTCTGATGATAAATTAACAACATATTCTACACGCTGGACGTACTCAAATTATACTGTTGAAAATAATCTATATCTACCTGTTGCAGATATTGTTAATAGAATTTCAAATGGTGAAATTCCTAGAATTACAAGCTTTCAAAATGGTATTGGCAGCATTAACCCTCTTGGATTTTTATAATTTTCATGTTAAATAAGCTTTGTGGATGATTTTATATATCAAAGCTATATCCCGTCTTTAGAAAAGATCACTGATTTGTATGAGCTAAAGTATTCAACGTTTAAATCCCTTGTTAAAACGCTTTTAAACAATAATAATAAACAAATATCTCTTTTATTTGATAAAATATTAGATAATTTATTGGTTGAAAAGAATCTTAAACTTACGTTCTTCGATAAACTGTATCTTCTTCTTACAATTCGTACTATTTGTATAACACCTGTACTGGAACTTACAATACCTGATAAAATTACTAAAAAAGATAACCCGCTCTCTATTGATTTAACCAATATAATTACAACTTTAAAAGATATTACTATACCTGAAGAATTGCTACACACCGAAAAAACGTATAATAAAATACATGTTGAATATGGACTTCCTTATTCTTTATTAACTGAGAAAAATGAGAACAGTTTTTTAACTACAATTAAACGAATTAACTTTAACAACGAAGAAGTAGATATTAACGACTCAAATATTACTGAATTACTGCCTGCTAATATATTTAAAGATTGTAAAGAGCATTTTAATAAAATAGAAAAATTCTTTGAAAGTTATTATCTTCTTAATTTTAAGTTACCTAATGAAAAAATTGAACTTAATATCTCTCTTGCGGATAATACAGTTTTAGAATTTTTAAAAATAATCTTCAAGCGCGATCTTCTCTCTCTTTACGAATTTGAGTATTATTTTGTCACAAAAGCTAATCTTGGCAGCAATTTACTATACAATTCCACACCTGCTGAGATAAATGTATATATGAACCTCTTCAAGAAAGAGATTGAAGAGAGAAATAAGTCAAACAAAGAGTTGAACATGCCTAACAAGGGACCTAATTATAAACATGAGTAATACAGTAGATTTATTGAGACAGTTAGAAGAGCTTAATAGAACTAATACTATTGATATATTCATACCTTCTCTCAAAAAAGAAGTTAAGTTTAAAAACCTTAACCTTAAGCAGCAGAAGAACCTTTTAAAAACGTCAATTGACGAGACACTCACTAAACTCTCCTTTATTATTAATTTCTATAGTATCATCCAAGAGAATATCGATAGCTCTGTTAAGGTTAGCGATCTTTATACGTTCGATCGCACTGCTATTGCAATTGCATTAAGAGCAAAATGTTTAGATTCAAATTATAAGTACGATGACAATTCGTACAATTTAATTGACAAGGTTAATCAGATACCCTCCCTAGAAATAAAGATACCTCTTGAGAAGAAGATTGAATATCAAAATATTACTGTTGAATTACAAGCTCCTAGATTAGCACTTGATAAAGCTGTAAGCAGTTACTCATTAGAAAGTATAAAATTACTACAGGATAAAGATTTTAAAAACGTAATTGGTGAGCTCTTTATTCATGAAATTATTAAATTTATTAAATGTGTTTCTATAAATGGTGATAAACCGTTTACTGCTGATTTTAACAATTCAAATGTAGCTGAGCTTATTCCCATTGTTGAAAGATTACCAGCTTCTGTAACTAATAATATTTTAGAATATGTTAAGTCTTATAGAGAAACAGAGAATCAATTTACAAAAATAAACGATATTAATATTGAAGTTGACGGTGCATTTTTCTCCATCTAACTAATCTAATCTCTTAAATATTAGTAATGGACGAGTTATCTAATGATCAGCTTATCGCTGTATTTGGTAAAGGATTTGAAGATCTTAAGCTTCAATCAGTTCAACAGACTAAAATACTACAAAATGTTGAAAAAATACTAGATAAACGTATATCGATTGAAGATAATAGATATGCTATTACAGCTGATGCACAAGCAAGAAGAGATAAGCGTTCAAAAGAACCTCAAGAGGTAACATTTTCAAAATCAGCACAAAAATCCTTAAAGGCATTAGATCAATCAGACAAATATAGTGCATTATTAAAAGAAGTAAAGACTTCTCAAAAGAAAGAAACCGGCTCAATATTTAAATTTTTAAGCCCTATATTACTTCTCTTAGGTGGTATTGCAGGACTAGCATTTGGTGTACAAAAAATACCAGCTATGAAAAAAATGTTCGAAAATTTTCAAAAAGGTGCAGTATTTACAAGTTTAAAAAATATTCTAAATGTTTTTAACAAGAAGAATCTTGAATTTAAAGAGTTTATTCGTGGAATACCTTTTGTAGGAAGATTGATAGATGCTTATGATGGATTCTCTCTCATAGCTCAAGGGCAAATTGAAAAAGGTATTAAGAGGCTTGCTTTCGCTATACCTGGCGCTGAATTCATCGCTACTTTCTTTGGTAGTTCAAAGCAAAGACTACTTGGTAATTATGATGCTAAGTCAGATAAGAGCAAACAATTCAGTTTATTTGGTAAAACCTTTTCTTTTGAACAAGTAGTTGATGGTATTTTTAACGGCATCACAAATTTTCTAAACCCAGTGATAGATTTTTTTGGTAAAGTAAGTAACCTTTTTGTACAGCTTTATGAAGTTGCAACAAAAGGAAGTAACATTAACTTCACAGATATAATTGGCATACTCAATCAAATTTCGGTTTATTTTCCTGTACTAACACCAGTAACAAAATTTTTATCCATGTTAACTGAAAAAGCATTTGTATTTGCTGCTGATAAAAATTTTGTTACAAAAGGACCATTAGAAGCAAACATCGGTGATGTGTTTAATGCTGTTTTTACCGAAATTTCAGAAAAAATTAATTCTGTAGTTTCTTCTGTAGTAGATATAGCAAATGCCATATCACTAATTTTCAGTGGTAATGAAGCTGCTGCTTCTAAAGGATTTAAAATTTTAGATGATTACGCACCCGGAATTTCTAATGGACTTAGATTTGTTGTAGAAACAATAGATAATCTTCAAGAAATAGATAAAGCAGAGGGCTTTGATAAGCTTAAAGCAGCTTTTAAAGCAATAACATCGCGCAATAAATATTACCCAGTATCCTCTTTAGATAGAAAAGCGGGTAATGATATAAATGATGAAGATTCTTATTATCAAGCAAGAGAAAACTCAATCCTAGAAGAAAAAAGACTCAATAAAGAAATTGAAAATGAAAAAAATCCTAATAAAAAAGTTTTAACAGATTCTCTAAAAGCAGGCGCTGCTGGTTCTGTTCTTGGAGGAAGTGTAGGTCTAGCTTCTTCAGTTATCCCAGGAACACCTTTTTTTAGTCAACCGCTAACTGCAACATTGCTTACCGGCATTGTATCAGGAGTTATAACCAGTGCTGGCAGTATTATTCTCGGATGGACGAGAGAAAATATAAAAGATATGTATGGTGACGATAAAGATAGAATTGAAAGAATTAAAAAATTAGAAAAAAGTAAACAACTCAATGAAGACACTATTAAAGCATTAGATACTGAAGGCGAAAAACAAATAGACACAGACTACGAAAAATACGAAAAATTCAAGCCAGTTGGTAGTGATTCTAGTGCCATTCAACAATTAAAAACAGATCAGAATCAGAATATGGATAAAGTAGATTTTAAAAAAATGGTAGATGATATTGTTAGCGGTCTTAATAAACATGCCATTCTTTTAGAAGCATTACTAAAAACACAAACTGGAAATAATACTGCACTAGCTACTATAGCTAGCAATACGTTAAAATCAAATAATGTAATAGTTAATAGTAATTCGAATTTCAATAATTTTTCAAATAAAGCAGCATCTAATTACGAGTTCCAAATGGAAGATCTTAGTAGATCTGTATATGCATAAATATAATTATGGAACACGTTTTTTCAATTAATAGATCAAGAGAGTTCTCTGAAGTAAATAACGAAGTTTTTGGTAGAGATATTAATGTAACACCTCCTTTCTTAGTTTCGCCAAACAACACAGCATACGGGAGCTCTACAAATTCTGATGGAACTATAATTAATGGGAGTGTGGTTGATGTAGTAAATGACTTTTATTGGACATATTCAAAACTAAGAGAAAGTCGTCAAGAGGTACCGCGAGTTATTTTAACAGAAAAGAGACAAAAAGTAAATAGTCTTATATCTCAGTTAAAATATGCATTTGGAAATGCGTTTACTGTAGCACAAGATACTTTAAATCAATTATCCCAAAACCCATTAGCGAAACAATTTTTAGGTAATAATGTTACTAATAATTTAAGTAACGTAAGTAACGCGGTAGGTAATGCTAAGCAAAGCGCTACACAATTTGCTGAAACAGCTGTACCTCAATTAAAAGATAATAATCCTGTCTTTAAAAATCCCTTAATGAAGCCTTACGAGAATTTATATATAACTGAAGATACAGGGTGGAAATTTATTTTACCTTATTTTGATAATTACTCTAGTGCTCAAGCTAATGTCTATTCAGGGGATAGTAATACAAATTTTAGCGGAATAGCTAAAATGGCAGTAGATGGATTAACTGATTTTACCGATATTGCGTCTACATTAACTAAACCTTCAGATATCAGCTTTGTTGAGAAGGCTAAACTTTACAACTATTCAACTGAAGGAGAAGAAATATCTTTTACATTTCCTCTCATTAACACTGGAAGCGCTACATTCGATGATGTTGTAAGAAATTGGGAATTACTATTCTTACTTCTGTATAACAATAAACCATCAAGACGCTCTGTATCTATCGTCGACCCGCCTGTACTTTATCAATTAGATATACCAGGTGTTAAATTTCTACCATTTTGCTATGTGTCAAACATTGCTGTAGATTTTCAGGGCTCTAGAAGAGAGCTTGAATTTAATTTGAGTTTTACAGATAACCTAAGAGTAACAAATATCCCTTTTCAACTAGGCGAAGAAAATAATTTAAATACATTAAATAACTTTAGCACAGACCAGACTTTTAATATTAATGGACCTCCAAGAAATCTAGTTGGTGATTTTTTAAATGCCGCTACTACTAGAGCTACTACCACTTATAAAAGTGAATTTTATAATAATCAAACTTCAAGAAAGATTAAAACTATCGTACCCGATGCATATTTAATACGTATAACAGTAAAAAGCTTATTAGCGGAAACAAAGAATTTTATGTACAGTCTTATAAACAGTAATCCCGCTGTAACTACATCTTCAACACCCTTTGGAGGAATCGTCTAATATGGAAGGACAATTTCAAAACTCAATTACCGATTTACCTAGCTTGAACAGTATTAGATATGAGAATATTTTTAAAGTATATAAAAATAAAGACAATCAATACTATTATAATTTACTTCAATCTCTATTTTTACCTAACAATATTGATGAAACAAAAATATATAATATGTTAATTTCTAGTAGAATGCCCTGGACTACTGTGAGTTTTAATGCTTACAGAACAATTGAACTTTGGTGGTTGGTTTGTCTTACTAATCAGATCTATAACCCCGTTGATTTTGCTAAAGCTGGAAGTTCATTGAAAATAATAAAGACTCAGTATGTTCCAGGAATTATATACGAGATTAAGAATACTTTAGCAACTAAATAAACCTATGGCAGAAATAACACAAAGTGATTTATTAACTAATCAGGATCGCTTTAGTGACGTTATTAATAATAATCCCTATTATTTTAACGTTATACTGAATTCTTCTGATGGCAGATCACAGCAATTAAAGATCGGATCGATTAATACTCTTGTAATACAAGACTCTCTTACTAACCCTTTCCATCAAGGTTATTTAATTTTAAATAATACATTTGATGCTGTTGAACGAATAACCGATTTGCAAAATAATGATGAAATAAGCAATAATACTTCTGGAAGATTTACTCCTAATAAAGGTTTTATATTTAAAGGAGATTCAAGAGACTTTTTAGAAATTGAAATTATACCAAAATTAAATGAATCAGAACTTTCTACTAAATTTGATAGATCAAATTCTGACTTATTATTTCGGCTATATTTTCTTTTTAGTATCTATAGAACTGAAGAAATTGAAGGTGATCAACCCGGTCAGAAATTTAAAAAATTATATTTCTGGGATACGCATTATGAATTATTAACTGAAAAAAATTCATACTTCTCTACAGCTAATTTTACGGATAAAAATAAAACGGATAATATTCTTAATCTCGATGATGAGGAAAGAGGTATTAATACAGGAACTGCTATTAAAGAATTTTTAAATAACTTTTTCAATAGTGAAGGTGAAACTGTAACTTTTAATGAAAATTTTGATGAAGGAAGCACTAGTATATTTTTTGCATCTCCTGCTAGATATAAAGGAATAGATTGTTTAAATTATTTGATATCACGCCATGTTTCTAGTGAAACAGACAATTATGATATGGGGCTTTTAGAATTAGAAAGAAGTACCAATAGATTTTCATTAAAGAGTTTAAAAAGTTATTTTCAGAGCGCAGTAGTACCTGTTAGCAATAGTCAACAAACAGGAGGCGGCGAACTTTATTTAGAAACTTTTAAATTAGGGCTATATTCAGATGATACAAAGAACTATTATATCGAACCTGCCAATTTTACGCCTCAGCTAGCATTATTTCTTGATAAGTATGGCACTATAAACAACTTAATATACGATCCAATGCCAGGTATACACACACAACAAGAAATAGCTTCAACAAATGTACATAGTTACAATTACATTGACAAGCAGTTTTCAATAGACTCTGAAAAAAACGATATCAATCATATTACCGATACATATATTGATAATTATGTAAAACCTTTTAATTCGGTTTCAGAATCAGGTGCATTTTCAAACTTTTTTCCTGGAAAAAATAGACAAGAACAAAGAAATATTAAGAATATATTCTCTGTAATTGAAGATGAAGCTGATCAAAGATTAAGCTTAGGCCGAAATAGAGTTATATATAATAATATATTCTTTAATAATACAGTTATCTTTAAAGTACCCGGATCAACACACAGACAATCAGGTTATTTTATAGGTATAGATCGTGATGGAGCTATTGCATACAGTGATTTTGACAGTAAAATGCTTGGTATATATTTTGTAATAGAAGTAAACCATATCTTTAAGGGTAATGAGTATTTTACTGAACTTAGATGTGTAAAAACATACAGTTTTACTAATCTCTTTTTAAATAATAATAGCATATGATAAAAACATTAACAAGAACCCTTTATCCTGAATTAGTTGATGCTAATGTAGCAAATTCTACTAAATTTCTCAATGAGTATTCAAACTACTTAACTGCAGTTGGCGCTTTATCGGATGAGTTAGGTGATTTTATCGATGAAACAAATGCTAGTATAGATTATAGAAACGCTTTAAAGAGCGGCGACCCTATTACCAATGTAGCTAGTTTTTTTAAAGACTTGGATAATAAAAAACTTAAAACATTTAATAATGATTTCATATATTTTTGGTATAAAAAATACCAATCATCTCTAGATATTATAAAAGCTGAAATTAAAAAAGATAAGGAAACGAGATTTAGTGGTTCTGTAGATCGCGACGTCGATACATACAACAATCTAACATTTAGTAATGAGTATTTACAAGGCTTTAGTGCTACAAGCTCTACAAGAAGTAAAAATTATTCATACCTAGGTGATATGAGTGATAGTATAGGTATTTTAGCAAATATTAGTTCTAAAATTGATGATTCTTCAAGCCTTCTAGCTGATGTTCAATGTAAATATGGTGCACCAGTTACAATACCGCCAACATTGAATTGCAAGATAAGTCAAACCACAAGAGACATAATGCGTGATTTAAGTACAAAAAATACATCCATGATGAGAGCTAACCTTATAAACTTGCAACGTGTAAGCAAGCAATCTACAAATTCTTTAGATAATATGACAGCTACACCTCTCCAAGCTCATGGCTGTAATCTTGTAGGCGATATTAACTATGTAAATGAATTTTTTAATGAACTTCAACAAATAGTACAGCAATTAGTTTCACAATTCGGTCAGCAGTATTACGAATTTATTTCTTATTTTAATACCATAAATGATAAAACAGGCTATAGTCCTCGCATTGTTCCTACTTATAATAAACAATTTATAACAAATATAGAGTTTGAACTTGATGTTGAAGGTACTAGACAAAAGCTAGATTTGTTACAAAAGAAGATTATAGAATCTACGAGCACACGTAATATTGCAAACACTATAAGTGTAGAGAGATTAAACGCAGGTGATCCGCTTGCTCCAAATATTACTACTAATTCTATTAATAATAGATTTTTATTTCAAGAAAAAACATATAAAATACCTATCCCTGCTTCCCTTACAGAATTCGCTACAAAGAAATTAGAATTTGCACAAGAGGTAATGTCTCTACCTAATCAATCATTAAATACTCTTAATAACGTTCTAGATAAAATTAATATAAACAATATACCTGGAATTGATGCAGCATTAGGCCCGCTGAATACATTAGGACTAGGCGGGGCATTATCGCCCTTTAGCGAGGCAGTTAACGGTTTGGTTACCCCATTCAGAGATGCCATAGGTAACATTGGAGCGCTAACACAAAATCCTTTTTCTATACTTGGTGACTCTATTAAAATAAATGGATCAACAGGGGGAATATTACCTTCTATTAATTTAGGATCAATTCCTGAGATATCGGCACTTATAACACGTACAAATTTAGGTAATTTTACAAGCTTTGATCTTAATAGTGTTAATAATGTATTTGAACTTGCTCAAAGTGTAAAAGGCATTATTTGTAATTTTGAATTGCCTATTATTGGTAAGATAGATCCGTCATTTGTTTTTGATATAGAGTTTGATCCTGATACATTACTTAACAAGCTCAAAGCAATGTTACCTAAATTACCTTCAAAAGATGATTTTAAGAAACTGTTAAAGAATCTTACGCCCGACTTTAAGAAAATATTTAAAAATCTATTTGACAAGTTCTTTACTTGTAATAACAATAATAATTTTTAATCTTCCAGCTTTTCTGACTTAACGATTTCAGCTTCAATTGTCTTAGCACTAGTATTTGCACTGTCAATAAGCATCTTAAACACTTGTTCTCTTGTAGCTAAAAGCTTTGTAGTAGTATCAACTTCTTTTAATTCTTTTCTAGATTTAATATCCATATCTTTAGCTTTAATAACCGTTTCATTTCTTTTGTCTGTGACTATAATTTTATTGAGAGTTTCAATAGCTGTAGAGGTCGCTGCTATTAAATCAGCTAAAGAACTTACATCTTTATTCTCAGGAGCTGATGAAATATAGTCTTTCACATTGGTAACAACCTCTAAACTCTCTTTAACAAGCTTACCTGCGTTCTCTATAACAAACTTTTCAATATTTTCTTTAGTTAAAGGATCGGATTCTTTTTGAGCTACTACAGCTTTCTTATTAGCTTCTTGAAGTTGACCTAATAAATCACCTACCATCTCATTTAACTCATCGCTCATACTATTATTTAATAACTATTGATTTTTATAAAGGTATATTATAATAGAGGTATGTATATTAATGAAAGAGATCCTAATACGCAGTTTTTGCCTGTTCTAAAGTTCGAGAAAACACACGATTTAGCTAAGTTACCTAGTAAGAACCATGAATCTGATACCGGATACGATGTTTATAGTATTGAAGACAAGGTAATTCCAGCGCGTGGCTTTACAGTTATTAATGTAGGTCTTAAATTTGCCGAAATACCGGAAGGTTATTGGATTAAAGTTGAAAGTAGAAGTGGTCTTGGGTTTAAGCATAGTATTATGGCACATCCAGGCATTATTGATAGTGGATATAGAGGAGATGCTGGTGTTAAGCTATATAACCTCTCTGATACCGACTATCAGGTACGTGTTGGTGATAGAATAGCGCAGTTTGCTATTTACTTTAATATTTCTATGCCTGTTGAATGGGGTAAAGTTCAAGAAACTATCCGCGGTGAAAAGGGATTCGGGTCATCTGGTAAATAATGAATTACGATTTCTCAAATCTATGGGTTGAAAAGTGGAGACCTAAGACATTATCTGATTTTATTATTTCAGATAAAAATAAAACGATAATCGATTCATTTAAAGACAAGAAAGAGATACCTAATCTACTCTTTACTGGTACCCCCGGTCTTGGAAAGACATCATTAGCGAAGATTTTAGTTAACGACATACTAGACTGTCAGTACCTTTATATTAATGCAAGTGATGAAAACGGTATTGATACAATTCGCAACAAGGTAACAGGGTTTGCACAGACAAAAAGCTTAGATGGAAAGATTAAAGTTATTATTTTAGATGAGACCGACGGTCTCTCTATTGATGCTCAACGTGCATTACGTAATACAATAGAAGAGTTTGCTAAAATTACACGGTTTATTCTTACTGCCAATTATAACTACCGGGTCATTCCTGCTTTACAGAGTAGATGTCAGAGTTTTGATCTTACACCTCCTATGGATGGTGTGGTTAAGCGCTGTGTACAAGTATTGAAAGCTGAAAAAATAGTTATTAAAGAGGAAGAAAAGCCAAAGCTACTCGATTTTATTAAGTCCAACTATCCTGATCTCCGTAAATGCTTAAACGAACTACAAAAATATTCAAGTTCCGGTACATTACAGTTAGCCGATACAAAGAACAACGAAGTATTACAACTGATTTTTAATGAGATTAAAAAGAAAAACATTACAGCACTTCGTAAAGCATTAATTGAAAATGAAGCTCAGTTTAATAATGACTATGTGACATTAATGAGGAACCTGTTTAACTACATCGACGATGTTGAAACAAATGTTGATCTAAAGCGATACTATCTTCTTACGTTATCTGAGTACATATACCGTAGCTCGTTTGTTATAGACCAGGAGATTAACTGTTATAGCTGTTTAATCAGCTTGTCTGAAGCCAAGAGTTAGCCTTTTGGCAGATATTTCGCTGTATAAGTCGCTGGGTCCGCTTGACCAACTGCAGGAACAGAAGGTATTTTAACGTTCGTATTGTTTAATACACGGTCTCCTGCAGATAACTTCTTATTACCTATATCAGATAGGCGTGTCATTTGTGGAGAGTAGAAAGGAACTTCTTGCTGTTCATCTTTAACCTTCTTTGGCTTAATTTGAACACGTTTTGCTGGATCATCTTTTTTGAATACTTCAGGAACTTCTGGCAGATTAGGATAATTACACTTAGTTTCAAGCATTCTACCCGGAACAGTAACAAAACTCATGTATCTGCCAGGAGCTATCTCTGATGTTATATCAATATTGACTTCACTGCCAGTATAATCAGTATTGCCTGCACCCTGTACGTTGGGATAAATGTTTTTAATAGCTGATACACGAAGATTCAAGCCACTATCAATCATATTCTTTATCTTCTCTTGTGTGTTTGTACCTAACTCTTTAAACCACTTGTCGTTTAATGCATCTTTCTTAAAGTAGACAACATCACCCGCTAAAAACCCTTGGCCTGTAAATCTTTGCATTGCCGACTCGTATATCTTAGTAAACTTCTTGTTCATTTAAATTATTTATGGCTTTTAATGGTGTAAAACCATTTTTAAAAGAATAAAAATCAGATAAATACATATGTGGCGACTATAAATGTAAATACAGTAAGAGAACCAGTTAAAAGCAGTACTCGCTTCACTTACACAGATTTAAAGCTAGATCTTGAGTTCGACTTTACAAGAAATAATGAGTTTTTAAAGCGTAAAGAGATTAGAGATCTTAAAATTGACTATGACTATGCAGCAATACGTAATTCAATTTATAACTTATTTAATACTGTACCAGGTCAAAGAATTTTAAATCCGTATTTTGGATTAAATTTAATACAATACATTTTTCAACCTTTAAGTGAAGCTTTAGCTAATAATATTGGTAATGATATTCTCAAAGGGCTAACAACTTTTGAGCCTAGAGTTAAAGTTGAAAGAATAAATGTTGCTGTTGACGAACCTAATGCGCAGTATGTAGTAACACTTATAGTCTCAATGCCTACAATTAAAACAGATACTAGCTTTAAACTTGTTGGAACATTAAGTAATTTAGGATTTAAATTTATAAACGACTAATATGGCTGAATTCAATAATTATCCTCTACCTGCAGATGGTTATGTAGCGTTTGATGCTTTAAGCCTGAAAGGCTTAATCACTACAAGACTAAACACTAACAATTTTTTTACAGACCAAAATTTTGAAGGCAGTAACATATCCTCAGTAATAGATATTGTAGCGTATGCATATCACGTTTTACTTTTTTATCTTAATAGAACAAGCTCGGAAAGCACTTTTACTACAGCAGAGCTATACGAAAACATTAATAAGATAGTTAAAATTTTAAATTACAATCCTATTGGTTATCAAACCGCTCTTTTATCATTTTTAGCTACAGCAAAATCAACATTACCGCCAGCAACCTATACAATTCCAAGATATTCGTATTTTTCAGTAAACGGAACAAATTATTGCTTTAATAGAGATACAACTTTTATAAAACAAACACAAGATACAGAAGCATTAACTGATTTACAAGAAAATAATCTTCTTTATCAAGGCACTTTTGTAGAATACCCTACTTATCTTGCGGTTGGCGAGCCCTTTGAAATTTTAACAATGGCGGTTGTTAATGGTAATAATATAAGCGTACCCGTTGATCATTTTAATATTGAAGTCTATGTTAAAGACAATACTATCGCAACTCCTAAATGGGAAAAATGGGCTCCAACACAATCATTATTTTTAGAGAGATCAAATTCTCAAGTATATGAGATAAGATTGAATGAAAATGAGCGTTACGAGATTCGATTTGGAAATAATGTTACAGGTAAACAACTAAACCCTAATGATGAGGTAGCAATTTACTATTTACGTACAGATGGTATCCGTGGTGAAATAGGACCTGGGCTTCTCGATAATAATAAACTATTTTTCTATAGCACAGCGCGCTTTAATCAAATTAAAGCTGATACAACTCCAGAAAATCTCAATATAATTACGCAAGGTCAAGCTAACAATATACAATTCTCTAATATAGATTCATCAACAGCATTTATTGATCGTGAAAGCGTTGCAAGTATTAAAACTAATTCAGCTAATACGTTTAGAAGCCAATATAGATTAATTACTGCAAATGACTTTTCAAATTACGTTTCAAAAAATTATAGTAATATAATTTCATCTGTTCAAGTTGTTAATAATTGGGATTATCTATCCGGACATATAAAGTATTACTTCGATCTCGGTGTTTCAAAGCCAAATCTTGAAAGCCGAGTTCTCTTTAATCAAGTTAAGTTCGCAGATGCATGTAATTTTAATAATGTATACATTTATGCTGTACCAAAACTCGAAAAGTTAACTTCGCTAACTACAAGATCAAGCTATTTAAACACATCACAGAAACAGCTTATTTTAAACGATCTTCAACAATTAAAATTAACTACTTCTGAAGTAATTATTAACGATCCCGTCTATGTTGCTATCGATATTGGTACTAATTTCCCAGGTGAACCTCTTTCCCCATCGATTTGTGATAACTCATATATAGAAATTTCAAGAGATATCACATCAAAGAGAAACCCCGAATCTTTAAGAGATCAAATTTCAAGAATATTCGCAAATTATTTCTCAAATTTAAAAGATAATTTAGGTTCAATTATAAGTTTAACAGAAATCACTAATCAGATACTTGCTATACCAGATTCAGGTATTCTTAATATAGTAACAAAGAGAACTGAGGGTGATCAAACAGTAACTATACCAGGTATTAGTCTTACAATTTATAATCCTATATACCCAGAAGACGATATTAAAGTAACAACACAAGATACACAGCTTCCTTATTTTAAATTTCCGTTTTTAAACAACTCTATCGATTTCGCTAATAAGATTGCCATAGTCACTCCTTCAATACAATCAATTCAGAAGGAGTATTAATGGCCTCGTTAAATTATACTTACGTATATTTTAACATAAGAGACTTTACCGGTAAGGAAACTCTTTCAGCATTTACTTTACCACAAACAACTCTTACTTTTGTACCCGATTTTACATCTTCAACGGTATTGACTGCGGCTGATGCCGTTTCAAACAAATTATTAAGATGGGACTTTGGTGATGGTAATTTTTCTAACAGCCTTACAGCAAAACATTATTACAAGTTTCCTGGCGAATATAGAGTAAGATTGACTGTATTTGATAGATTTGGTAATGCTTATGATAGTTCATATAGACCAGCAGTTCAGGTTAACGATTTTATAAGAGATCAAACATTATTCAAAGACTTTGAAAGATTTATTTATGATGTACCTGCTAGTAAGATTATTGATCCCATAGAATTAAGAAGACAGAACAGTTGGCAGTCCTATAATGCGTTAAGCAGTACCGGTTACACCATATATCTCTACGCATCCGGTGCATTAAGTCAGTATCAAAATGAGGATAATTTTTATAACGATAAATGGTCGCATTTACGTGCATTAAGCAGATTTTACATTAAACAACCTGTAGGCACTTCATTCGAATATAAATTAGTTGATAGTATTACAGATAAAGGTACAGAAATTTATGCAAGGATTGTTGGAGAAGATTTTAGAATATGTTCAAAAAATGATTCGGGTAGCTTTTTTGTAGGAACCACTGGATCTTATACCTTCTATTACGTAGATGACACTACTAAAAACTATACATCTCGAGAACCGCCAATATTTATTTTTGCTACTTTAGACGCAGCTAAATTTAATGATAGATATACACAAAACAACGATAGTTATAAAGATATAAATTATATGCCTTATAGCTTTCAAAATCTTAAACCTGCTGTAATGCCTATTATTAAAGTACGTCACAATCCTGCTGAACGTATCTCCATATCCACCACGGGTATTGTAGGTGAGGGAGTACTTTCTTCAACAAAATTCGATATACCTGTTTTATCTTGGCAGAATACAGAAGTTCCGTTTGTTATAAGATTGAAAGACGAAGATAATTTTACAACCAAGACGTACCCACCACTATCTTCTTCTACAGTTAATACCGCTTTATCTTCTTTAACATCTTTTAATGTTGAGTTTGGAATGCTTAGGGACAACGGATCTGGATTCACACCAGTTACCGGTATATCTTTTTACGAAGATTTTGATAAAGATGCACCTCAAAGCATAGGTGCTTTTTATAAGGGATATTTTATAGCTCCTGAACCTACATATAGCTGTAAGTTAACTGCAAGTGTCACAATTCAAGACCCAATTAATTACCCAAAAGATGCTTTTATAGGTTGGGCTGCTATACCGCAGTATGATGTAATTATAAGATTATTCAGGGAACAGATATATAGTTCGTGTACCGGGGGTGTTACGCTTACTATATCTGCTGCTAAAAACTTTATTTATAATTATGATAACAGAAACATTTACGCAATTCAAGTAGCTCCTTCAGGAGCCGGTGCAGGCAACGACTTTCAAGCTTGGTTTGCTGATGGATCAAGAGATTCGTTAATTAAATTTACTGCACAAGGTACACTCTTATCTTCATTCACACTTTCATCGTATCCAGTATCTAACGGTTCAACTATATCGTATGTAAATCTTTTAAATAATGTCCTTAGTAGTTCTGCTCCTGTGAGTATTACTCTTGATGGTGAAAGTAATTTATGGATGGCTCTAGCTGATGCAGTATCTGCTGTAAAAATTGACGGTAGATCAGGTCATATAGTAGCTAATGCTTACCCTGACGTGACAAACATCACTTACTTCTTAAGCGGTGATTATAATTTACCGTTTTTAAGCGGTTTTGCTGGTGAAAATTTAGTTTATCCAGTTAGTATCGATTCTGACTTCGATAATAATATTTGGGTTTCATATACACACCCTGTTTGCAGTTTCTTAACTAAGTATGACACATACGGGCAAATGTTAACAGTAATACCGTTTAGCCCTCAGCTCTCTCCTGGCGAAATATGTATTGATAGAAATAAAAATGTATGGGCTACTGCAATGAATTTAACATTATCTGGCACGACACTTTCTGGTAGAAATGATTTTCTCTATAAATTTAATTCACGTGGCAATTTAACATCGGGCTATCCGATATCAGGATTTAGACTCATTGGTAATATAACCACTGATATGAGACAGAACTTATATGTAGTACATGATAAAGATACTGTAACAAGAGTTGACGGTATCAACGGCACAACTACTGATTATATGGCAGGCTCTGGTAATTTTACTAATTACATCTGTAGCATCGGCGGCATAGCTGCAGATACCAATGACTTTTTATGGGTCATAAATAATTTTGACAGCAAATTATATTTTATTGACACTCTAGCTCCAAGAGTAAGCTCTGTTAACTATCTCAACAACATTGATCTGTTTTTACCAGGACAGAGCCCTACCAATGATCTTTCATCATTCCAAGAAAGATCATACCTTGCGTATGGTGATTGGCTGGGCGCAAGATGGATCAACAAAAGAATGATACCAACCACTCTTAACAGAACTATTACAGGTGAATCAAATATCTTTAATGTGTATCCTGTTTCTGGTCAGTATGGTTTAGCTAAGATAAATGAAGATTTTAATGCCGAAGGTTTTTACAAATCTTTAATATTTACAGAAAGCCTTGAAGATAAGAATATATTCTTTAATAATTTTCTAGGTACAATAGTTGGAGGATTAAGCGCACAACCATACGAACTAGGAAAAACTGTTTATGAAAAAATAGCAAACTATGTAAGTAACAGAACGGATATTGATAAATGCAATCTCGATGCACTATTAGCGTTTTGCAAAGAACTATCAATACAATTCGAACAGTATAATTATCCTTTCCCGCCTCAGTTAACGAGATTAGTAAACATTCTTTCAATAAAGCATAAAAACCTTTGGGGTGAATTAAATAAATTTGCTCTTAACTTCAGACAACGCGGTACACAGTTTAATCCGGATTATGGTACAAACCGTGGAGAAGAGCTTTCAACCATTACATCTAGTATTACTTCCGGTATACCTATTGTAGCTTATGAAACCTTCTCTAACAATTATTTCTTAGTTAATATCAACAATATACCAAACACAACCTTAGGTACTATTTTACCGCTTTCAACTTATACATATGATTGGGGCTGGAGCTTAGTGGCACCTCGAGCATTATCCGGGGATAGAATATCTGATTTCTATAAGTTTTACACATATGTAGAGAAGTACGAAAACTCACATTACGACAATATAATCAACTGGAATGACCCCCATACAACAATAAACTACTATAATAGCTCGTTTGACTCGTGGAAAGGTACTAATGGAATAATGGATAGTCTTATCAGCTATGAACTAACAAAAGGCTTAAGATTGTTTCTAAGCGCTGGTGACATAGTATATAATAATTAAATAATTAAATGCTAAACTCGAGTAGATTTATTGACGAGCGATTATCTACATCGATTACATCGTTTAACCCAGTAGAGAACCCTATTGACAAGAATAGCCCTCTATCATTTCAAGCATGGTTAGAGTATAATCGTAATCTTTACTCAAATGCTGACGACTTTCTAGATAGATATCAATCTTATCTCAATAATTGGTATGATGTAAAGAATTTTAATAAAGAATTGCGTGAAATAACTACAAGATCTCTTTACACCACTCTTATTAATGAAATAGTTTTAACATATACTTCTTCTGATGAAAGACGCTGGCTAAAAAACATTGATTTTAGTAATAATCGTGACCTTGCAGTTGCTGTACCTTTTTTTGCACAAAAAATAAAAGAAATATGCTTATATTATAGTACTTTACGCGACGATACAAAAACAGCTGTAACAAGATATAATCTTAAGGGATCTAATTTCGGTATTGAAAAGTTAATTTACAACGAAATTTCAAAATCTCTAGAAACAGAAGATTTAACTGACTTTATTCGAACTACAGGTATTGCTGTATCTGCGGTGCGTAATAATATGGTTATCGATGTAGAAGATTTATACGACACCTACACCAATTATCTAGATATAAGCAACAACCTACCCGCTTCTTCGTATGATGCATCTTCTGGCTTAAGAAAAGAATATTTTAATTTAAATCAGTATGATATAAATTCTAATTTGTTTTTAGATTTTAATTCAGCTATTGTACAAGCAATAACTTCTTATCCTTTCTTTTTAGTTGAACTAGGTAATAATAATTTTAGCGTCAATCCATCTGTTGCACCTACAGATTTACAATATCTTAAGGATAGTGATTTTATTAATACGGTCAACACTCAAAATGTTGATAATTTAAATTTAAATTTGCAAAAGCAAGGTATTCAGAAGTTTATCGGAACCGATTTTTATTACGTTTCTACCGGATCTACAACTTCTGATTATATTTCTGGAGCTCTCTTCACAGCCAATAATGAATTTGCAAATTATATCAATAAACGTTTTCCTAGTATTGCAGCAGTACCTAGCGAAGAATTTCTTAAGACTTCTAAAGATATAGGGCTGTTTTTTAAACCGGATAAAATAGGATTTTCTAATTTTACTAATTTCGGTCTTGAAGTCACTGTAGACAGATCTTCATTAAGCGCTAATACTGTTTATATATTTCCCGACCCTGCTAAATTCGGTAATGTCTCCGGTTTAACAGAAGAAGAATTCTCTTCTCCTTTAAATATAGTTGAAAGAAATGAATTTAATAAGATAGATTTTTCAAATCAATATAGATTTGGTGACTCAGATACAGATTCATATTATCAAATTTTTAGAGCTTATCAAAGCCGTGAACAGACATTAGATACTTCTTTACAAGGCCAAGCAAAATATACGGATCCACAAGACTTCTTTAAGGGTGATGTACGATCCATATGGTCAAACTCTGATATTTTTCCGCTAGTGCCTTCTAACGTATTTCCAATTGATTCAAGATTAGAAAAACTTTATTCTATAAATAAAACTCTTGTACAATACAAAAATGATATTTATGGAAATGAATTTAGTTTATATAAAGACGTTCACCCACCTAAAATAGCATTAAACGAACGCAATACCGATGGCATTGATTTCTTCTTATGCCTAACAATCGATGGGCATTTATTTTTTGACCCTATATCAGGATTTTCTTTTGACTTTACAACAGTCGATCCTAATAGAGGATATTCTGGCATTACACTTAAGACAACTACCAATATCCCTCCAGGCACCGGGTTTTACACCCAAGGCTCCTCATTTCTTTCTCCAACCCCTCTTTCCGCGCAGTTCTATAATGATGGTATACCTTTATTTGCTCTTACCGGTGCTGTCTTACCTATAGTTTCATATCGAATACAGCCTGAATCGTTTTGCCCTACAAGATTAAATGTAAATTATCTATGCGAAGTTAAAGATGGTGTTACCTTTACTACCAAACAACATATACCTCTACCGGATTTCTCATCTGATGATCCAAGCTACGATACAAATCTTCCAGGATTATACTATACTGAGCTTATTGATGCAGGTGTTAATTCTGCGGGACCAGACTTTAGAGCCAATTTCGTATTTCCAGGAATGTATACTTTTACACCACCATATTCTGCTCTAACGAGATATGATAGTAATTTATTTCTTGTCAACAGTGCGGCGCCTTGCGGAAGTGATCTTGATTTTGTTATAAGATATGATGAGCAAAATAATTATTTAAATTATAATATACCTCAAAGAGATACCAGGGTTATTGAAGGTATTTCAGGGCTAGAATTCAAAAGATCTATATATCAGACAAAATATCTAGATTACGGTGATTTGTATTATAGGAATTCAAATTCTTCTATTATTTTACCTGCTTCTGCAGCTTTAAGCGGAATGCTTATTAAGTACAGTACAGAGATAAGAACAGAGCTCGAAAATAAGCTTATAAGTTTCGACTTATATTATGATACGCTACAATTTGAAACAGAAAATTATTTAGTATTTGATAAAATACAATTTGATTATGAAAATAATTCAATCTATAATCTTACAAACGGTGATTCGTTGTTTGAAAGAGGAACTAATAAATTATTAGAAAAAATTTCTACTGTCTGGTTTAATGAAAATGAAAATATAGTATTCTTCTGTAAGACAGTTCTATTTAACGAACTAAGTGCAACAAACGTAAAAATTATTTACCCAGAAATTTATTATCTTGATATAAATTCTTTAGAATATAATAGAATATATCCTCTAATATCTAAAGACATGTTAACCTTTAATGAGTTGCGAGAATTCTCATTATCAGGCAATTTCATAAACGTTAATATTGTTGAAATAGACAAACCTTTATTTAGCTATAACGAAGATACAGGCACCTATAGTATATCGTATCTCGGAAGAGATATAGCTAATGTCTTTTATGTCTTTAAAGTCTTCTTTAAATACGTCGACGGTCGTATAACTAATATAAGCAATACCATGTTTAAATTAGCTACAGATGTCAATACTACTAATTTCGCTAATGCTCTATCTTCTGAGTATATAGGGTATAATATCTTAGGAGCAAGTGTCGGTTCTATTACCGGTGGCGCATTTGTATTTGGAGAATAATATGGCAGCGCTATACGACCTTACATCTGCAAATAAAACATCTGTTTTATATTTTAAAGATACAATTGATACAACAAGAGATTCTATTGTATCTTTTGATTACAACTGCAAAGGCCCAGGTATAAGCGGTTCAGAAGGCTTTTGCCTATTTTTTGTTGACTGTATAACAGATTACTTAACGGGAGGGAGCCCCGGACCAGGATTAGGATATACAAGCTTAACTGCTAATTCTGGTATAACGGTTTTTTATAAAGGTATTAATAAGGGAGTACTAGGTATAGGGTTTGACATTACTGGTAACTTCGGTTCAGATATATTACAGCTCGATGGTTATGAAATAGGTAGACCTAATACTATTTCTTTGAGAGGTGGTCAAGATAGAAATTATGATCTACTATATCGTACAGAAGGCTTAGCTTCTTCTAGCTTTAAGTATCCATTCTCTATTTATAAACAAGAACCTAATGATGAGTTCAATGTATTTAGAGTTAGAATTACAGATCTCGGTGAAACTATAGTACTCGATCACAATAAAGGTACAGGATTTAAAAATGTTTTAAATTACAGATTACCTTATAGATTACCAACTTCTGTATTTCCTTGCTTGGCCTTTAGCTCAGGCCCATTAGAAACCTATTTCTCTATAAAAAACTTTAATGTAAATGCTTTCCTATTAACACCTACACCTACTAATACACCAACACCTACAGTAACACCTACACCTACAGTAACACCTACAATCTCTTTAACACCATCAATAACGCCTACAATTTCAATTACACCGTCAATAACACCAACAATTAGCATTACACCTTCCATTTCTCTTACACCAACAATTACACCGACATCAACGGTCACACCTACCGTTACACCTTCTGTTACTGTTACACCAACAGTTACACCTTCCATTACACCTACTCTAACACCAACAATTTCTATCACCCCAACAATTTCTATCACACCATCAGTAACTCCGACAATAAGCATTACACCTACTATAACACCTACTATTAGCATTACTCCTACTATAACACCTACTATTAGCATTACCCCTTCCATTACACCTACCCTCACTCCAACAATTTCTATTACACCTTCGGTAACACCATCCATTACCCCGACCATTTCATTAACACCGTCTTTTACTCCTACTATAAGTATTACTCCTAGCATAACACCAACACGAACACCCACACCAACTATTAGTGTTACACCAACAATTTCTATTACACCAACACGAACATCCACACCCACTTCTACACCTACATTAACCTTTACACCAACTACAACACAAACACCTACTGAGACAGTAACGCCGACGATTACAGTAACACCTACCGAAACTGTTACACCGACCGTAACACAGACTCTTACTGAAACAACTACACCAACCGTGACACCCACAATATCGGTTACACCTACAATAACACCTACAATTACTGTGACCCCGACTATAACACCTACAATTTCGATAACACCTACAATAAGTATTACACCAACAATAACACCTACAATAAGTATTACACCAACAATAACACCAACACCAACAGTAACACCGTTCTTATACAGATTATCCGGGCCTGGAGGTAAGACGCAGCCTGGTCAAGACCTGAGCATAAATGCACCTCTTAATACATCAACAATTTACTTTAATGCTGGTCCTTCTACAATTACCGCGCCATTCTCTATGGAAATTCAATTTAACGGTGTCACAAAGATGTTTGTTACCTACGATTTCACTCGTGATGGTACCACTGTAGGGTTTAGCGAGACTCCTAGCACTCCAATTTACTATACAACATTTGCCGGCGGTACTGTAGTTAACTTTATAACACCTACATCAACACCTACACCAACAAGCACAGCTACACCCACAATAACACCCACAGCAACTGTAACACCTACATGTAGTATTACACCAAGCATTACGCCTACAACAACACAGACACCTACTATTAGTATCACTCCAACAATCTCAATAACACCTACTATCACACCAACTTCAACCATAACACCTACACCTACAATTTCTGTAACACCTACAACCACACAAACACCAACTGTCACTCCTACAATGAGCGTTACACCTACAGAAACAATAACACCGACACCCACAGTTACGTCAACAGCTACACAGACTCCAACAGTTACACCTACAGTAACACCGACAAACAACTATTTTACGTTAAACTATAATTTCTTTAATAATCGTAATACTACTCTAGATTATGCCGATCCTACTATATTACCTTATCTAGGTGCATTATCAGCTTGGAGTATGAAAATGGCGAGCGGTATCACTCCAATATCAGAATCTACAGGATGGGGATCATCCGGTTATATTAATGTTGCGGTTGATCGTGATGCTGCTATAGCAGCTAACAACTACTTTACAATACCTATCTTCTCAACTGATTCATCGACAATCACCATAAATAGCGCCGTTGGTCTAACTGTTAACCGCGCTGCTAACAGTCCAAGATTTTATAGCTTCTTGTATAATTTTGTCGGTGATCCATCTATAGAATATACATTTATAGCTACTGCCACAGCTCAAACTACTTCACCTGAAGAAATATGGACACAGTTGAATAGCGCTCTAAATAATAATCCTATAACTATACCTTCAGGTTCAACCGCATACATTTATGTTGTACCGTTTAGCGGTACTGGTACCGGTGCAAATACATCGTTTGTTAATACTGATGCAGCATCACAAGACTTTAGATTCTCTGGGGTTACTTTTTAATAGATATTGATTTTCTCCTTTAATTTATTAAAATAATTGAATGAAAGAGAAAAAGACACCTATAAAAGCTTCTACTAATAACAAAATATTCATTTCAATTGCCTCGTATCGCGATCCCCAGCTTCTGCCTACATTAAGAGATTGTATTAATAATGCAGATCACCCCGAAAATCTAACGTTCGGTATTTGTTGGCAGCACGACGAAAAAGAATCTTTAGCAGAGTTTACAAAAGATAAACGTTTTAGAATTATTGACGTACCTCACAAAGAAAGTAAAGGTACATGCTGGGCTAGAAATTCTATTCAAAAATTATATAAGGACGAGAAGTATTATCTCCAGTTAGATAGTCATCATAGGTTTGTTAAAGGCTGGGATACAAAATGCATCGATATGGTCAAGCAGCTTCAAAAGAAAGGCCATAAAAAGCCTCTATTGACCGGTTATATCCCTAGCTTTGATCCAGATAATGATCCCGCAGCTCGTATTCAAGTACCATGGAAAATGAATTTTGATAGGTTTATTCCTGAAGGCGCTGTATTCTTCTTACCTGCATCGATCGATGAGTTCAAAGATCTCAAAGAACCAGTACCAGCACGCTTCTTTTCAGCGCACTATGTGTTTACTCTCGGTCAATGGTGTAAAGAAGTACCATATGATCCATATTACTACTTCCATGGTGAGGAGATTAATCTAGCTGTAAGATCATTTACACATGGTTATGATTTATTTCACCCTCATATTGTTGTTATTTGGCATGAATACACACGTAAAGGCCGAACTAAGCATTGGGACGATGTGCCTGCATGGGGTGATATGAATACTAAGTCACATTCTCGTAATAGAAAGCTATTTGAGATGGATGGCGAGAAAAAAGATATTGATTTTGGTGAATTTGACTTTGGAACAAAGAGAACGCTTGCTGATTATGAAAAATATTCAGGTCTAAACTTTAAGAAGCGTGCTATTCAGAGACATACAATGGAAAACAAATACGCACCCAATCCTAATGATAATATGACTCAAGAAGAGTACGATAACTCATTCTTAAGCATCTTTAAGCACTGTATAGATGTAAGGTATGACCAAGTACAAGAAAAGGATTACGACTTCTGGTGTGTAGCGTTTAAAGATGAAGAAGGTAAAGATATCTACCGTAAAGATGCGGATAAAGACGAGATTCAGCGCATGATGAATGATCCGGATGGGTATTGTAAGGTATGGAGAGAGTTTAATAGCGAGAAAATGCCGCATAGCTGGATAGTTTGGCCTCATAGTGTATCAAAAGGCTGGGCTGATCCAATTACCGGTGTTCTTGGCAATAAAGTAAGCTAGTATATAAATAATTAAAGGTATGGTTACTTTTAATGGTAAAAAAATTGCCGATATCGGTTTTTATATTAATCTCGATGATAGGGTTGATAGAAAAGAAATAATTGAAAAGCAGTTAAAAGATCTTAATATCGAAAACGTTATTCGACACAGCGCTAATACTTCAACAACAACTGGTCCATTAAATTGTGAATTAAGCCACCGAGAATGTTATAAAAAACTATTAGAAACCCCAGGTAGCGCTTCAGATACAGTATTAGTCTTAGAAGACGACTGTTTATTCATAGAACCGTTTATTACTAATTATAATTCTATATTAGATGATATCTATAGTGTTGATTGGGATATTTTTTATCTTGGTACTCGTAACAGACGAACACCTATTTTCCATAAAAATAATTGCTTTAGAACAGGTTCAACCGCTCATGCCCATGCTTATATACTAAAAAGAAAATTTATAGAATTTTTCTTTAATGAATATCCTACTCCTTTCTTTCACAATAATTCTATTGACGAGCTCTTAACGCTATTGCCTTACGGTAAAGAAGTTGTTATTGATCCTAATAAGTTTGGGTTTTATCAAATGCATCAACCTTTGATAAGCTTACCTTTGATAGATGTAACAACCCTTACATATCGCTACTGTCTTGCTACACAATACCAATCATTTTCATCTCTTTGGAGACATTCTAATGACTTATCTACATACATTTCATCATCTTATTATGGTTTAGAGAATGTTAATTCGTGAAATTACTTTCAATTACATGGTCGCACACTGACGATTATTCATTAGAAAATACTTTTTTATATAAGAGCTTTATAAAGCATAACGATAAAAACGACCTCGTACATCTTCATTTTAATAGAACTCACTATACCGCTTTAGAGAATGAGTTTAATGATAAATATGCCTATCAATCTGAGTACCTGTTGTATAAAATTTTACTTACATATGAGGCTCTTAAGAAAATAAATAATTTAGACAATTTTATTTATGCAGATACAAATGATGTTGTGGTTTTGGATAAAATAGATAAAATTACACCTAAGGATAATCTATTATTTTCATGTGAAAAACATCAATACCCAAAAAACGCGTCTTGGCTAAGCGTTAATAATTACCCTGAAGAAAATTATAGAAATAATATTTTTTTAAATTCGGGCGTTTTTGTTACCAACAAAACCCATTTTCTCTTTTTTTTAGATAGCTGTATAGCAAAAATATTACCTCAATATTTTAAAGACTACGGTGGAGATCAAGGAGTATATACATTTTTCTATTTAAACTATAATCAGAATAAAGATATAGATTTGGATGTAGAGACAAAATACTTTTTAAGTACATATATACGATCTCCTGATATGTTTAAAAACAATGAAAATAAATTAGTTAATTTAGAGTTTAACACTGAACCAATTTTTATTCATGATAATGGATGGAATTATGGTAGCCCTAAATTTATTGAAAGGTTCAGCTTTTTATGATTATGACAAGTTTTTCTTTTTTACTATAAGATTAACCACAACCAACGAATATCTTAATGAAAAAGTACTGTTTTATTACTACAAACTATTGCAGCGGATGCAACGAGCCTTCTAAAGAATTTGTAATCAATCGGTTTAATATAAATTCTGACATAAATTCGGTTTTTGTCAATTTTTCTAATGAATTTTCACCCAATGATTTTTCGAAAATTCCTCTTATAGGAGCTACAAAAAGACGAGATCTAGCTTATGGTAAAATTTTTAAGTTATATGATTTTTTGATAGCTAATATCGATAATAAATTTGAATATATATGTCACTTTGATTTTAGTGATACTTATTTTTGCAGAAGCGCTACTGAAATGATGGACAAGTTTATAAATAGTGGTCAAGATTTTCTAATTTGCGCAGAAAAACCGTGTTGGCCTTATTATGATACCGTAATAAATTGGGGTCAACCTAAAACTAATTTAATTAATGATGATTCCAAAATAGCTAACTTTTTAAATTCAGGTGTTATTATATCTAAAACTTCAATTCTGCTAGAGTATCTTAAAAAACTAAAAGATTTGTGTTTAACAAGTAATATTGATTTTTGGGATGACCAAGGTGTATGGCAATATTATTATAACTTTATAGACAATAATTTAAATATCGACTTTAATTCAGAATATACAATTTGTACAGCGTTTTTAAAGGATGAAGATTTTATTATAACAGATAAAAATATATTTGTTAATAATGAAACGAAATCTCAACCCTATATTATTCATGATAATTCTTCTTTTAGTGCAAATTTAATATATAAATATAAATAGTTAAGATGAATATTACTGAAACAGTAGAAGATAGCTATTCAAAAGGGTGGTTTTCAATCGATGGTATAATGACACAGCAATCACTTAACATAGTAGATGCATTTAAAGCGCTTTTTTTGGAAAAAAAGCCCGGTAAAATATTAGAAATAGGATCTCAGTCAGGAGGCCTTACGCTCTGCTTAGGTTATATGTTAAATGAATTGAATATGAATAATGTTGAGATTGAATCTTATGATGTAAAAGATATAGCTGGTAAAGACTTTATTACACAAAAATTTAATAATATAAAATTTAAAATAGAAAATTTGTTTTCAGACAGTTATTTAGAATTAAATTCAACTAAAGAACAATATATTAAAGATTATTTTATTTACGAAAAACCTATTTTGGTATTATGTGATGGAGGTAGTAAGAAAAACGAGTTTAACATACTTTCCAAATTCTTAAGGCCCGGTGATGTCATTATGGCGCACGACTATTCACCTAACCATCAATATTTTACTGAAGTTACCAAGCCTTCAGGTGTTTGGCAATGGCATGAAATTTGTGATAACGATGTAAGCGACTGTATGGAAACCTTTAATTTAAGTTTCTATATGCACGAAGTCTTTAAGAATGCTGCATGGCTTTGCACAATCAAAAATTAAAGTTTAATAAAGTGATAATCTCCATCACATGGCATTCTACTAAATAAACTTGATTCTAGCTTAAATCCAAGGGACTCTATAAATGGTATAGATTTATCAATTTGCCAAGCTCCTTTATTATATTCTACATGCTGAAGTTCTACTATAAGATGTTTTACCGTCTTTAAGCAGTCCCCAGCCCCTTTTAATATATCTACCTCGCACCCTTGAGCATCGATTTTTATTAAATCAGGAAATGGAAATCCTTTACTCTTTACCACAGTATCTAGTTTTGAAGTTATTCTATTAAATGTATGATTATCATCAAAGTAAGAATCTGCAGCACCACAATATACTGAATTTTCTTTATAATAGGAGTTACCTCCTGGGAAGTCGTTATTTTGGTAAAATTTTATTTCCTTTCCATCTGTATCACCTAAAACCCCTAAATTATAATTAAAAAAACTGTTTGCTTCGTAAATTTCGCCTACTTGCTCCATAGCTTCAAATAAATAAAAATTTGTTTCTGGCCAAACAGTCCTTGCTGGCTTCGACCAGTGTAATGCACATGACCCTATATCATATATAGTTCTTGGAAAAAAATGGTATTGTTCTTTTAATTTAAACAAATAATTAGTGTGGTCACTCGGTAACATATCTACTTTCGAGAGCTCCCAGAGAATTTTATTATCCATAATTATATTTATAATTAAAACTATGTAAGTTGTGTTTTTTAAAGTATATTATAAATAAAAAATATGGAAAAAGGCATTACGCTAGTTACTGGTATTTTTGATTTAGGGCGGGATAATGCAGGTGAAGGATTTAAAAGACCATTTACACACTATATTATAAAATTTACTGAATTATTGCGAGCTTTAACAGATTATAATTTGGTAGTCTATATTGAGGATAGATATAAAGATATTGTTCTTCAAAATCGTAGTATGCATAATACATCTATTAGAATAAAAGAAATTGATGAGTTTAGAAATCATTTTCCATTCTATAATCAAGTATCTAATATTCGTAAGAGCGAAGCTTGGTTGAATCAAGCAGGGTGGTTACGCGAAAGTACACAAGCATCGATGGAGTTGTACAACCCCATGGTTATGTCTAAGATGTTCATGCTTCACGACGAAAAAATTCGTAATCAATTTAATAGCGAATACTTTTTTTGGATAGATGGTGGGTTGACTAACACTATCCATCCTGGATACTTTAATCATGATAAAGTTCTAGAAAAACTTGAAAGCTATGTTAAGAAATTTTTATTTCTTGCCTTTCCTTACGAAACGGGCGGAGAGATACATGGTTTTGAAAGAAACAAGCTTAACGAATTAGCGCAAACAAGTAATGTAGAATATGTTTGTCGAGGCGGCTTCTTTGGCGGTCATAAAGATTATATTAGCGAGATAAACGGTCTTTATTACAACTGGCTTAGCCAGACATTAAATGAAGGCTATATGGGTACAGAGGAGAGCATATTCTCTCTTTTGACATATCTCTATCCCGAGCTGTTTCAAAAGCATATGATTAATGGAGATGGACTCGTATATAAGTTTTTTGATGATCTTAAGAACTTTACTGTAGATGAATCTAGAATAAGCTTGCAGAACTATACAGGAACGAGCTTATATGTTATAACGTTTAATTCTCCTGCGCAATTCGAGCATTTAGTTAATAGCTATTTACAGCAACCTGGCTTTATTCGTGAAACAAAAAATTATCTATTAGATAATAGTACAGATCCATCGACAACTCCATTATATAAAGAACTTTGCGAAAAATATAACTTTGAACACATTAAAAAAGATAACCTCGGTATATGTGGTGGTCGACAGTTTATAGCTGAACACTTTGAAACTACAGATTCTAAGTATTACATCTTCTTAGAAGACGATATGAATCTTTATAACGGTGATAGTATTAGCTGTGTTAACGGTTTTGCACGTAAATCTAATAATTTATTTTATAAAATCTTAAAGGTTATGGATAAAGAATCTTTTCATTTTCTTAAGTTTTCTTTCACAGAGTTTTATGGTAATAATTCTACACAATGGGCATGGTATAATGTCCCTCAAGTTGTAAGAGAGCGTTTTTGGCCTAACTATTGCAAGCTTCCAAGAATTGGTTTTGATCCAAATGCACCAAAGACAGAATTTAAGAATATCGGTACACTAGAAGGACTTAGCTATGCTAATGGAGATATTTATTACTGTAACTGGCCACAGATAGTGTCAAGAGAGGGTAATAAGAGAATGTTTTTGAATACTAAATGGGGATCTCCATTTGAACAGACATGGATGTCATTTATGTATCAGTTAACTAAGGAAAACCAGCTTTCCGGCGGTGTTTTGTTATTGTCTCCTATAGAACATAATAGATTCGATTTCTACGAAGGTTCCTTAAGAAAAGAGAACTAAAGTCTAGTATATATCTAGTAATTTTACGTAAATAATAATGTGAACTTTGTTAGTTATGTATTATCTAGTTATCAAAAGCTAGAAAAACCAAACATAATAAATCACTACTTGTTTCTCGACCCAGTTTACGGTACATCAATTAATTGGCCAGCTAGCGCAGATGGTTATCTATTTACCGACCCTGTATCTGGTACTAGCTTTGTATATCCCTTTACTGCTAATAGTGGATTGTTTTTCCCCTGGGGATACCCAATTAATAATACTTCTTTAAGCGCATATTTAGGAGAATTCAAAGGTGAAACAACATTAACGTTCATTCCTTCAGCAATTGACAATCAATATTTTCCTACTTTAAAAATAATTTATGATTTCGATGATAATAGAATTATTAATGTCGAAAAAGGTATAGTACAAAACCTTTTACCTACAGTTGCAACGCTTGATCCCGGTACTCCCACGAATGTTAACGTATCACATATCTTCCGACCCCCATCTAAAAAGACTACAACATATTACCCATCTGTAACAGTTCTTAATGGCAATCTTGTACTTAACATCTTTAACCTTTCTTTTAACGTTCTTCCCGATACACTGTTTAAGTTTGATGATTTTCATTTAATTAATTCTACAGAGATTACAAAAATTGACGAAACATATGATAAGAGTCTAGAAGTATTTGAAATCACTGAAGAAAATTCAAATTACATAACAAACTTCTTAATTGTAAGTACAGATTCATCACTTATTGTTCCAAAGTATTCGGTTGCTCTGCCTTCACCTACCCCAGCTAATACATCTACACCTACACCAACACTTACACCGTCAATTACACCTACAATAACAGAAACACCAACACAGACCCCAAATTATTCTCCTACACCTACACCTTCTATTACCCCTACCATAACAATTACACCATCTATTACACCAACAATTTCTGTTACACCGTCTGATACACCTACACCAACACCTACAATATCTTCTACACCTACTATTACCCCTAGTATCACTCCGACTTCAACAGTCACTCCAACAGCTTCTATTACACCCACTCTAACACGCACACCTACTCAGACACCAACTATAACACCGACAATTAGTGTTACACCTTCAACTACACCTCCTGTAACTCAAACACCTACAGTTACCCCTAGCATAACACCAACTATATCTTTAACACCTACACTGACACCAACACCCTCCATAACTGTAACACCATCTGTTACACCAACAACAACACCACCCAATACTCCATCTTCAACTGCAACCCCTACACCAACTAAAACACCTACTCCGACTATAACACCTTCTTCTAACCCTTTCACAAGATCGTTAGTCGGTGATTATCCTAATGTAGTATCGGGTGATGGTATCTCAATAACTACAACTGCAGCAAACGAAACGCTCTATTACAATGGTAATGATCCTGTAGGCTTACCTACAAATATGCTCATATACGTGGGTGGCTCGCCGAGAATATTTGTTTCATTTGGCAGCAATAGAATAGGTCAGTCATTTGGATTAAGCTTAACACCCAGCGGCCCGCTGCAATATACAGGTGTATTTCAAACCGGTGACATCAACTTTTAACAGCCTCATATGATAAAACAAAATAAATACTAATATGGATGTATACACATTATCCTCAACATCATTTTTCGGTCTTTCATCTGATTATTCACTAGATTCAAGGTTAAAGTTTCAAGAAAATATAAGCTTCACCGAGCAAGGTATTAATGTACCGATTAATAATGCTTTTAAAGACTTAAATGACAATACATTAAACAACTTTTCAAATTTATTTCTATCAAGACAAGATACTATCTTAAGTTCTTTTAAGATAGATCCTCTAGCTAAACTAGATGATGAAGGATTTTCTACTTACTTTGCAGCTAATGCTGTTGGAGCTATAACACCATCTACAAAATTCTGGGTAGTAGGAGAACCGCCTATTACCATTAATACTGCTGTTCTTAAAGTTTCCGGTGACTATGCAGGATTTAATAACCAA